ACCTTGCATTTCTCTTAAAAAATCTTCTTTTAAAACATAATCATGAATAACACTATTTTTTAAATCATCTACTTCTCTTTGAATTCTATCAAATTTTCTATCTATTTTTTTATTAAAATTACCTAAAGCTCTACTGATACCAGCGAAGGCACCAATACTACCAGATATTATTGCAGCTATTACTTGAGGTTCCATACTTTTATTATAATGGTAGGCACAGTTTAAAATAGATATTAATAGAGGTTAATTATGTCCACTGCTTACGAACCTAATATACAAGGAGCTATTGCAGTCTTACGAGACTTGATGATAGCAAATAGTTTTACGATGACTCGTGAACCATATGAACCTAATTACAGAGGTTTGGTCGATGCTGTTATTGATTTAAAAGAAGGCTTTCCAACTTTTGCTCCATTACAGGTTGGATTTGATGCCACTGCATTTGAAAATGTTAGTGAAGGAGATGCTTTATATATGAGAACAAGTGATGGTCAAGTTGGTAAAGCTAGTGCATCAAATGGTTTACAAGAAAATGCTCAAGTTGTTGGATTTGCTAATGCAGATGCTTCCGCAAATGCAACAGTAAAAGTAATTGTTATTGGATTAAAAACAATGTCTGGTTTAGATGCAGGAGACTTATATTTCCTATCTCCATCAACTGCAGGAGCTATAACTTTGACACCACCTTCTTCTGCTGGACAAGCTGTAGTAAGAGTAGGAGAGGCATCTACTGCAACACAGTTTGCAATTCGAATCGAACCCCCTATTAAATTAAGCTAATGGCAAGTGTAGAAGCTCTCGCACCATATCAACCTAATGCACAAGGTCTTACAGAGGTTTTAATTGATTTAAAATCTACAATGCCTAGTCAGACAGTATTTAAGGTTACTGGATATGAGACTACGTGTTTTGAAAATGTTACTCAAGGTGATGCTTTATATTCAAGAGCTAGTGATGGTCAGGTAGGAAAAGCTATTGCAAATGACACATTTGACAAAGCTTGCGTTGCAGGAGTTGCAGAAACTACAAAGCCTGCCGGTCAATCTTTGAAAGTAATTACTGCTGGAATTGTTGCAACTTCTGGTTTAAATGCAGGTGATCAATATTTTTTATCAGCAGCTTCTGCAGGAGCAATAGTTGAAACACCTCCATCTACAGCTGGTCAATATGTAACAAGAGTTGGAGAAGCTGGTAGTACTGGTCAATTTATAATCAATGCTGATCGACCAATCCTACTAAGCTGACAGTTTACTAGACGTAAAATAAATATAACTAGCAATTCAATAATCTTTGAATTGTATCGGAATATAAAATGGCAACAAGAAAGGCACTTGTTTTAGTTTCAGGTCTATTTCAGGAGTTAAATTCTTCTTCTGATAAATTAGATTTTGCTGGAAATAGTACAACCGATTTAAGTGAAGGTTCTAATCAATATTTCACAACATCTAGAGCTAGAGGATCAGTCTCTGTTACTGATAGTGGTGGAGATGGATCTTTAGCTTACAACAGTACTTCAGGAGTAATAACATATACAGGTCCTTCAGCTTCTGAAGCTAGGGCACATTTTAGTGTTGCTTCTGGATCAGGACTATCGTACAACTCAAGCACTGGAGAGTTTGGAACATCTGCAATACCAAATAGTCAACTTGCTAATGATGATATAACAATAGGAAGCACTGCGGTTGCACTTGGTGCTAGTCAAGGAACATTTACAGGTTTAACTTCTTTAGCCTCTACAACTTTAATATCTGGTGTAGCTGATGCAGCAAACTCTATAAAGTTAGCCAGTGGAAATATTACCTTTGAGGGATCTACAGCAGATGCAAATGAGACAATCCTTACAGCAGCTGATGCAACAGGAGGAGATAAAACTTTAACTTTACCTAATGAAACTGGAACAATACTATCTACAGCATCTTCGATTGCTAACAGTAATCTAGCTAACTCTGCTGTCACTATTGGATCAACTTCTATCAGTCTTGGAGGTACAGTAACTACTTTTGCTGGTTTATCTTCTTTAACTTCTACTACGTTAGTTGGAACTACACTTATTTCTGGATCAGCTGATGCAGCAAATTCAATAAAAATTGCAAGTGGAAATATAGTTTTCGAAGGATCTAGTGCTAATGATTTTGAGACAACTCTTACTGTAACCAATCCAACAGCCGATAGAACAATTACATTTCCAGACTCAACTGGGACAGTAGCTTTATTAGGATCTTTAAGTGTAGCTGCTGGATCAGGATTAACTTATAACAGTGGAACTGGACAATTTGGGACAAGTTCCATACCAAATGCTCAACTAGCTAACAGCACAATCACGATTGGTGGAACAGCAGTTGCACTTGGAGGAACTATTACAACTCTTACTGGTATGAGTTCAATCACATCCAGTGCTATCGTCACTAATGATAATCAATTTAGAGTAAGAGATAATTCCGATAATACTAAACAATTAGCATTTGAATGTTCAGGAATTTCAGGTAGTACGACTAGAACCATGACTGTCCCTGACAGTGATGGGACAATTAGTACAGAAAGTTTTGCTACCGCAATAGCAGTAGCGTTAGGATAGTATTATGGCAACCCAAGTTCAATTTAGAAGAGGAACAACAGCTGAACACTCAGGATTCAAGGGTGCGGATGGTGAAGTAACTGTAGATACTTCTCTAAAAACTGTTGTTATACATGATGCAATAACAAATGGTGGTTTTCCTGTTTTAAGACAGGATGGATCTAATTCACAATTTGAAAGAGGATCAACGACAAATTGTGCTTTAAAATTTGCAGGAGATTTTAATACTGGAATCATAAGTCCAGCTTCTGATGAAATTGCTTTAGTTACTGGTGGGTCTAGCCGTCTTACAATAGATGCTAATGGAGCTGCTACTTTTACAGGTAATGTTCAAGTAAACGGAACTTTATCAGTAACAGGTAACTTCGATTCCGGAGAAAACTTAGCATTAATTATTGCTTTAGGATAATATGGCAAACACCTTCAAAATCGATACGAAATCAAGTTGTGTAACTGATGCACATACTAGCACTAATGCAAATGTATTATCAGCTGGCGGTTCTGCTACATTAGTTCTTTTAAGTATTCTTGTTTCTAACAAAACAGGAGCTAGTGCTGATGTGGATGTTTTCTTAGTAACTAATACAGGAGATGATGTTTTTCTTTTAAGAAATGCACCAATACCAGCTGGATCTTCACTTGAATTAATTAGTGGATCAAAAGTAATTATGGAAAGCAGTGATGTTTTAAGAGTTAGAACTGATACTGCTAGTGCTATTGATGTAGCAGTAAGTTATCTAGAGCAGACCTAAAATGGGATTATCAGTAAATAACGATCTTGTAAATTTATCTGATAATTTTGAAAGTCTTAAGGCAAAGGTTGAGGCTATTGAAATTATAGTTTATGGTGAGAAGGTACTTGAATTAGATGACTCTACTTGGGAAAATATTAGAAAAAAAAGAGATTATATTTTAAAATCTACAGATTGGACGGTCATTCCAGGCTGCTCTGTTGATCAGGCACAATGGTCTGCTTATAGACAAAATTTAAGAGATATTCCTCAGACATACACAGTAGTTACAGATGTTACATGGCCGACTCAACCATCAACTTCAGGACCTAATAGTTAGAAAGTTCCCATATTTACTGAGCTTAAAATAATTAAAGAAATAAAGAAGACTTCTAGTTTAATCTGCTATGCCATATATTGGAAATACTATTCGTGCTGCTGACGATTATAGATTAATTGATGACATAAGCAGTGGATTCAATGGCAACGAAACATCTTTTGCATTACAAGTTGCTGGTTCTGCTCCAGTGCCTTTTCCAAAATCACCTCAACAGGTTTTAATATCAGTAAACGGAGTTATTCAAGAGCCTGATCCTACTGGATCTTCAGGATTTAACTTAGTTGGTACAAATATAGTTTTTAGTTCTGCTCCTACAAATGGGCATGCATTTTTTGGAATAATATATGCAACTGCTGATTACCTAAATGCAGGTGGTAACTTCCCTGCAGGCAGTTTGGGTGCTCCCTCTATCACGTTTATTGGAGATGAAAATACTGGTCTATTTAGAAAAAGTGGTGGTAGTGTAGGTTTCGTTTCTGATGCTACTGAGATAGCTAATTTTGATAGTAATGGAATAACTATTTCAAGTGGAAATATAATTATTCCTGACAGTATTATCCATAATGGTGATACAGATACAAAAATTAGATTTGGAGCAGCTAATACTTTTTCAGTAGAAACTGGAGGAGCAGAAAGATTAAGTTTAGGAGCAACGACAGTATTTAATGAAACTGGTGCAGATGTAGATTTTAGAATTGAAGGTGATACAGAAGCAAATTTATTTTATGTAGATGCTGGTAATAATCGGGTTGGAATAGGTACTTCAACTCCAGAACAGATTTTCCATATACATGGAAGTAATAACGGAGCTATTTTATCTCTTTTAAGACTTACAAATGCTGGTGGTTCTGCCAATACTGAAGCAAGAATAGAATTTGAACTTGGTTCATTGTTTACTGGTTATATTGGTCAAACCCATGACTCAGGTGATGCAGGATCACTTGTTTTCGGTAATAAAAGTTCTGCTGGTGCTGCGCCAACTGAAAAAATGAGGATAAATAAAAGCGGCAATATGGCAATCGGTATAATCTCTCCAGCAGCAAGACTTCATATTTATGGAAATGGTCACTATGTAACGACAGATTCAGGTAAAGCCACAAATGGTATTCATGTTCGTGGAGCTGGAGGAAACTCAGGTGAATTTGGTGGTGCAATTTCTTTTAGTTGTGGTGACGCCAACTCTTCTTCTGCGATTGCTGCTGTACAAAATTCAAATGATTCTGATGTAACTGGATTATCATTCTTTACTCATGATTCAACTGATGGAGCGGCAGATGCTGCAGAACGTATGCGTATAGATTCGTCTGGAAATATTGGTATAGGTACAACAAGTCCTGATAGAACCATTCATTGTCATAACTCCTCAAATACAACAAATGTAAGAGCTAAATTTTCTAATGGAACTACTGGTGAAGGTGCTAGTGATGGTTTTGAAATAGGTATCAATGGTAGTGATCCAGCACAAGCAGTTTTAGTAAATTATGAAAACTCACCAATGGCATTTTTTACAAATGCGTCAGAACGTATGCGTATAGATTCGTCAGGAAGGCTGTTTGTAGGAACTACCTCTACTTCGTTAGGAAGTAGTGGAGTATTT